AGAATGCTCTTAGGGTAGTTCGCAAACTCCTGGGTGAAAGACTTACCGTGAAGCCCGTTCTGGCCCAGCGCACGACCAACGCTACTAGGGGCGTGTTTGCGCTCACGGGTGTGTGGGACTAGGCCCTGCGGGTTGTACGCAGGGGGCGACCGGTAGAAGACCGCCACATCCTCGTGGGACTTCAGCGGCATCTTCTTAGAGTTGCCGAAGCCCGTGCCTTGTTCCTTCTCCCACACCCAGCAGTATTTGAATTCGGCAAGGTTCGACGCGATCAAGGCCGTGGTGAACGGCTGACTGGCTGTGAGCACGATAGCGGCGTTGGGTTTAGTGACGCGCCGGTACTCGGCCCACAGTTCCCCGAACGGGATCACAGAGTCCCAGGCGCAGGCCGTGGTGCCATACGGCAAGTCACACAAAACCAGGTCAACGGATTTGTCGGGGATGTACTGCATGACCTCCAAGCAGTCCCCGAGGTGTAAAGAAAAAGGCATTTGGCGAACTTTCAAAAATTAAGTGGACCGTTCCCCAGCATGACCGCTATGACTTTAAGCCTCGACGGATTTGCGCTTGCTGCAAGGTGTTACACGATCGGGGCCGTGCAGTTTGCGTGCTGGGGCTTGCTGCCAGGTGGTTGCCATACCCGGCTAAGGAGGGTTTCCGAGGCTCCCGCTGTGTGGTGGTTGGCCTGTTGTGCGCTCCCCCGGGAACCCCCAGAGGCAACAAGCCAACCACCACACAGCCCCCGAAGGGGCTGCGGTCTTAAGCGAAATCGGAGGCGTCAGCGCCTTCGGCAACGTCCTCGAACTCGTCAGCGTCGGCAGGGCGGCCTGCGCTGAAGCTGTCGCCATCCTTGAAAAACTGGATGCCGCGCAGGGTGCAGTTCACGCGCTTGCCGTAGGCGTTGTCCTGTGCCCAGAACTCCAGCGAGAAGTTGTAGTACGCGCCAGCGTAGATGCGGCCCGACCGCTGGCTCAGGGGAGCGCGGTCACGGTCGATCACGGTGGGCGGTGCGTTTTCCTGCGCAGCGGCGTTGATGAAGAAGTTGCCAGGGAAGCCGTCGTACTGAGGCTTTTCGTCACCTTCGTGCAGCGCGACCTTGCCGGTCTTGTACAGGCTGGCGAGGATGGCCGGGGCCTTGTCCTTCCACTTGTCGCGGGCGACGGCTTCGATCTTCTTTTTGATCTCGCCGAGCTGCGGGTGATCAGGGCCGATGATCGGCGTGGCCGAAAAGCGTGGCTTGCCCTCGCCGTTGACGGTGGTTGCCTCGAAGACGTTGAGGAAAGCGCCGCGTGCGTCTTTGAGAAGCAGGCGACCGATAGGCTGATTTGCAGTGCTCATGTGTAGGTTCCTTTGGTTGAGCAATTGGTACAGGTAGATTGTAGCGTGTGCTAAAGCGTTAGGCAAGCGATTCAAAGTCATCGACCACGGGTTTGATCTCCAACGCTGGGCGCGGGTCATCCACTGGCGCGACGTGGGGTTTGCCTTGCGACTGGACAAACAGGGCTTGCACGCGGGGCCATTGGCGCGGGCCGATTGTTCCGGCTTTTGCCAGCTTGTCGGCAGTGGTCGGGCTGATCAGCTTGAGGTCGTACATGTCCTCCAACTTGACGCGCATCGACTTGAGCGTCTCCTCGGCAACCTTGGCATCAACCCACTGGCGTGCGCCCTTCTTGCCGGGCACCAGCTTGTAGCCGGGCACAGACTCACCCGCGAGCAGGCGGCGCTCGGTCTCGGCGCGGATGGCTTTGCACCAGTCCTCGATCAGATCGACCTTGGACAAGCAGGCGGCGAGCCATTGGGGACCATCGTCTACCGTGCCGATGGCTTCATGTACCGGGACGGGGTCGCACTCCGCAAACTCGTCGGGAGTTGCGGGGGTGGCGTGACCGCTTCCGAGGGCGTAAGCATGAACCTCCGCCCGCAGCGCCGGGCACTCGGCCTTGGCAGAGCAGAACTTGCACTGCTTTTCGCCGGGGCGCAGATAGACCCGATCCCAAGACACCGCGCTTGTCACCTGCGTGCGATCGACGGCCATCGCATTGCGACAAGTGTTCACCGCCGAGCGCGCTGTGCTGCGCCCCCACGTCTCCAACTCCTCGACCGAGATGTCGAACTCGCTGGCAGCTTTCTTGATGCGGGGCTGGCTGATCACCATGCGCACGCGCTCGAAGTCGGCAACGAGACCCTGGTAAGCCTGAAGCGCACCGAGGGCGTAGAGCGACATCTGCGGGTTGCGCTCGGCGCTGACCTCGACGCCCATCCCGTATTTGAAGTCGATCACGATCAGCTCATCGCCGCGAGCGATGATCACGTCGGCGGTGCCCCACGCTTCCAGCTCGGGGGTGTCGAGGTACTGGCTGTAGTTGACGCGGATGTCGGCGAAGATGACCCCCTCGTCGCCAGCTGCGTCGGTCACGTAGTCGATACAGACTTGCACATGGCCTGCCATGTCCTCGTCTACAGTGAACGTAAAGCCGTCCGCTTCGATCACGCGCCCGATGTAAGCGGCTGCGGGGCGGGACTCTTGCAGTGCCCAGGTGAGCACCTGATGCGCCGCTGTCCCTTCCGCTGCATACTGGCTGGATCTGCGCGGCTTGCCTTGTTGCAAGACGTGGCTGCCCGGACACAACATGCGTTGTTCAAAGCCCGAGGCGGACCAGGTTGAGTGTGCTGAGGTCATGCGCTCTCCAATTCAGCGATCTTGGCCTGCACAGCGTCGTGAGCCTTCGCCCACATTTCCTTGGGCATGCTCTTGAAGTTCTCGACACCGAACTGCTCGGCGACAGCCTTGGCTGCGTCACGGGACTTGCCTGCCAAAGTGAAGACCGCCTTTTGCAGGGTGGGGTAGTCAATCTCGGGCGCAGCGTCCGCCTTGGTCTCCTCGACCTCCTTGGCAATAGGCGCTGTAGGGGCAGGGGGTTCCACTGCGGGGGCAGGTGCGGGCGCTTCTTCCGCAGTCTTGGTCGGCTTTGGGGCGCGTTCCTTGGCGACCTCCACGGTGGACTTGACGACCTCCGTCTTGGGCGTTGGCAGCGCGCCGATCAGCAGCGACTCAGGGATCTCGTTGAGGGCCTTGCGTGCAGCCTCGACAGTGGCGAAGTTCAAAGTAATTTGGATCACGGTTTTTCCTTTCGGGGTGGTTGGGGTAAAGGTGCGCCGCACTAGGCGGCGGGGGTTGGGTTAGGCGGCGCAACTGATGCTGTGACCGTGGCGGCCGTGGCGATTGGACATTTCCAAACCCAAAACCCCCACAGACTGCACAACAAAAGACCACTCAATCCCGGCTGCTTTTGCTTGTCCCTTGGTAATGCTGTAGCAGCCCAAGGTACTGCCGTCTGCAAAACCGTTTTTCAGGCCGAGCAACTGATCGTACAGGTCGGCGGGTCCTTGCAGTTTGTTCGCGCTGATGTGTGCGGCGGTCATCTTGCGTTCTCCGTTGCGTTTGCGATGTGGCAACTGTAGCACATGCTAAAACGCAAAAGCAAAAGAAACCCGACTATTTTGCCGGGTTTCTCTGGCGATCTGTTGCGAGGGTGTTACCGCATCCGCCCCCCTTGGAGGATTTGAACGACCGTCAAGGCGATGCAGATGCCGATCAGTTTTCGGGTCGTCCCAGGTGCGCGCCAACTCTCGCAGGTTGTCCCTGCGCTGATCAAAGACGGTTCTCATGGGGAAAGTAGCCTACTAAATGTGTAGCAAAGGTTGCAAGGACTTTACACTGTGCTAAAGTTCTGCCATCTAAACAGTGAGCTACAGGATGAAAACGATCAACGCATTGAAGGCGTGGATGCGAGCAGCAACCACGGAGGAGCATGAACTCATGGCGGACCGGGTGGGTACGTCGGTGGGCATGCTGCACCAATACAGCGGTGGACACCGAGAGATCAGTGCCGAGCGGGCCGGGCAGATCGAGGCCGTGAGCGCGCGGATGCACAAGGCCAGCAAGGAGCGCTTGCCCAAGTTGGTGCGCACTGATCTGTGCGAGGCGTGCCGCTCGTGCGGCTATGCGCAAAAGTGCTTGGGGGAGCGCGCTGTCGTCAGCGAGTTCCCGATTGTGGACCCTAAACAGTTGGAGCTTGACCTATGACCTGGGCCTTGATCGCTGTGTTTTACGCTGGCGTTGGCGCCGGCATTTTTATCACCGCTTTGATGGTGGCAAACGGAAGGGATGACGTATGAGCAACGAGGGAAAAATTGACGTGCCTGCTGTGCC